GGGTTATCGGTCCAGGCGATCTTGAAGGTCCCGTTCCACACCCCGCTGTAGGCCCGGGTGACGGGGTCGTAATTCACCGGGACCCGCACCCGTAGCAGCTTCATGTCATAGCTGCGCCGCGGAATGTTGGAAAACTGCGAGGCATCTACGCGAAGTGCCACCAGGGCGCTGTTGGGATACCTCAACTTGCTCTCAATGACCTCCGTGTACGAGTCAAAGAACGTCTTGTTCTGAACTGCGCTGGATGTCGAGTCCGCAGTAATTCGACGCACCCGGATTTCCCAAGGACCGCTGCCAGTGAGCGGCACGTAGTAGCTGCGCTGGTACTTGGTAGTGGTCTTGCCGGAGATCGTGTCATTGACGATCTCAACGAAGCCACCGCCATTGA